ACAGAAGTAATAGACCCCATTAGTATCCAGTGATCGAAATATCATATTAAAGATCCCTCATCTAATAAAAGAGCCATGTCTGCGCTGAGAGTTGTTAGGTCGCTTTTGCGAGTATCAAGTGTAGTGTTATAGGTATCAAAAAAAGTACCAATGGGCTCTATTACTTCTGTTTTATATGCTGGAGTAACTGCTTGGGCTGCGGCACTTCCAACTGTGGTGATACCTGCTGTAGCAGTTACTAAATCCTTTATTTTTAAATTAACATCCTTAATTGTATCGATAGTGCTTTTGATTGTAGTGTTGACGCTTGCAAGAAGCGTCTTGAGATCCTTATCATCATTTTTGATTGCGATCTTTTTTGATCCTCCGTCAAGTGTCGTCATTTCAGGATAAACTTTTAAATCTGCAAGCGACCTGATACCGACTAAAACAATACCGTCAGCAATCGAGTGTATCCGGTTATCTGCTGGGGCTGAGACTTTCCCCGTCAAATACCAATCATCTATATTTTTATCATTGAAAAGAACAAGACAAGTATCGCCAGCGGTAATTGGCATTGAAAGGGAGGCGTCACCTCCTGAGATAACAAATACTGGGCAATCATCAAGAGCCGGGTAGCTCACATCCTCCCCATTTTTCATCTTGACTTTGAAATTGATTGATACCTTGGCCGTATTGTTCTCAGCGTGATATTCTTCGATTGTACCGATTTGAACACAGTTGATTGACAAAGCGGTTTGCCTTTGGACATCACCTAACAAATAATTAAGTGACGGCTCACATGTTGGACCTATCGTTTTAGAAGCCATTATTGTTCTGCCCTATATTCATTTTTTGATGCATCAAACACCACTTTATAATTCTTTTGATATTGCAGGGTGAGCGTCGTAATACAAGTTCCTGCAACTGCCCCTGATATGGTCCCACGGTGAATTATGCCCGTCACCTTATAAACACCATTAAAGCGATCTTCTGTTATTGTCTTCAGCTCGATAAGTTGAGAGGGTTTTATCCTTGGCTCAAATATCATATCGATCTCAGTATAAAGCTCTCCCCTGCGTGGTGTCCCAATGATACCGTTATTTGCATCAAGGAGTCTTATTTCACCGTTAACAACCTCATTATCGCCAAGAACATAAGCGTTGCCTGAATCAATATAAAATTTATCGTTTGAAAGCTGTTTAACTACATCGATAATCGGCCCAAATATCGCCGTTGACCTTTTAGCGATATTGAGAAGTCCTGCGCTTGTGCCCATTGTAATTGTGTCCACACCGCTCATTGATGAGGTTAGCTTGGTGAGGAGTTCCATGTTGCTTGTACCGGCTGGCGTTGTCTCTGATACAACCTGCGGATTCTGAGATGTACTACCATCAAAGGCTTCAATAACTGTTTTAAAGTCCGAACCTGTCCTCTGAGATATCGCCCTTTTTATTTCGCCTTTAAAACATCTCGGCAATATGTCGGTTTTCTTTTCAGAGTATCCCGCAAAAAATTCAATAGCCCTTTTTACTTGTGGCGTATTGACGTCTTTAAATATCTTCCCCCGATTGGTTTTCGATAGGTTGTAGATTGTGAAGTTAGCGGTATTTGATTCTCCAAGGTTAGTCCTTACTATCTCAAACTCAACGGTGCAAGGGGAGTTAATTTCAAGTAGCTCATTCTCTCCTACCTGAATTACCATGATAAAAGCCCGATTCGATTTTAAATCAGCAGTAGTGCTATTAGACATAAAGTGCCTCGACATCTGGTAAATCTATTTCATCTAAAATATAAAACTTCCAGCCGGTGAGCCATGCATCAATAGCATAAGGATCGATTGAATCAGGACCAGTTATCGTTATCCCAAAAGGAATTACGTTAGCAAATTGACTGAGGATATTGGGAGACGCCACAACTCTCATTTGCTTGATGCCTAAAGTTCCCCAATTCAGTGATAAAAACCAGCCTAATTGGGATGATTTGAATTCTAAAATAATTTCAGCGGCCTCATAGTTTTCTATCGTGACGAAAAAGGACTGCTTGGGATAATCATTAATTGTTGTTATTTCTCTCATTATCCACCAAATCCTTTAGTAAGAGTATTCAAAAAAGAGGAGTCTTTTTTTGCTCCGGTCTGAACACCTTTGTTAAGTATCGAGCTTGCTTGCTCCTGTATCCTGCCCATGAGTGTACCCACATTTGTTTTTGTCTCAACAAATTTTACCTGTTTAAATGTTATGGTAAAGGTAGACTCATCATTTGATTCTATATCCTGATCCGCAGCAAATTGCTCGATAACCATATCCTGATAAGTTCGCCATGGCGTCTCGATTGAAAGTCTTGCTCTGCCTTCAAAAAAACCCTCGAATTTACGAAAGGCGTCCTGCTGTCTATTGAGTGATGGTTGATCGTTAAAAACATCGGACAAACTATTAAATGTCTTTTTTGCACTAGCGATTGCAGATAATGCCTGATTGGCTCCTGCTATTGCTTTTTGTGCCCGAAGTGATTGAGTAGGTGATAGTATCCCAAGAGGTGCAAGGCGGTCCGCAATGGCTGATAAGAATGTCAAAGCCTGTTCTTTTTTATAGACAAGCTCCCCAATCTTGCCTGTGAGTGTGATACTGATCGGGTTAAGCGCAATATGATCCTGAAGGGTGGTGTTATCCTCGATATAGTGATTAGTTATATTGGATGACATGGTGATATTCTCGGTCAATGGAATATCAAATAAAAACCCTTCAATTCCTTTTTTCAGATCCTTGTTTTGTATCAGTGATCTACCCATGCCTATAAGCGATAAGGCAGACCCTCCAATGTTGATTGCACTTGCTGCCCCTGCAATTGAATTCAGTATTGACATTATGCAAGTCCTCCCTGTCTTTGCCAGAAGGCGTCACTTAATTTTGTCTGAAGTACATTAGCTGTCTGCTGTGGGGTTTTTGCCTCATTGATATTGATATTGATATTATTGCTAACTGCACTTGTTTTATTGTTTGTAGTCTTATCTATTGGCATGATTGGCGACAAAGGTTTATTCCTTGATTCAAGGCCCTCCATAACGCTTTTTGGCTTTTTATCGTCGTTTAGTGGAGACATACTTTTTGGGTCTTTATCGCCTTTTAGAAAAGGACTCGTTATTTTGTTTTTGAAATTCTCCATCTCCTTAAAGAATTCAACATTCTTAAAACCCTTATCCAATAATTTATTAGTGCTGCCCATTTCCTTTTCTGTAGCTCTCATGATTTGATTTCTTGCTTCTTTCTTTTCGGGCGAAGCGGCCTCCTCTTTTTTATTCTTGAGCCATTCCTCTGCGCCTGACAGCATGTCTTTTTCAAGGTTATCGTAATACTCGGTATGATCGCCAATAGTCATGAGTTTACGAAGCTGAATATAAAAATGGATGAGATCCTTTAGCCGAGCGTTGATGTCTGTCAGCCAGTTAAACATTCTCCCGAAAAGAGAATCCCCGCCATTAACAAAGGTCCATAGATCCTCAAGGACCGCAGCAATAGCGATAAAGGCCGCTGTAACAGGCATAAAGGCGGCAAATAGGGCGGCACCCATTACGATGAGGGGGAGAAGGTAGGGCCGAACCGAAGTGGAGAATTTCGCTAGTTTTTGACTTACCCCTGTAAACATATTTCCCATCTTTTCAAAAAAGAAAAGAACCCCTTCAGCGATAGGAGCCAAGACCACTGCAAATTGTTGCATAACCCTTTTTGATTGGTCAAAAATTCTGTTGAAATAAAAGTTAAACTGCTTGAGCCGTTTTATCTCTTTATCACTTAAAATTACTTCATCCGAGACAGGGGCCAGGTTATCAGCATTTTTCAAAAAATAAATGAGATCGTCAGAAAAGCCAAGATCCCTTGCCATCGTCGTACCAAGGGCGATAGGCATGGTTTTTAGTTTCTTCGCAACCTGATCGAGGATCTTCAAAGGGTCCTCATGCGGATCGATTCCAAGGAATTGATAGGCCCCCATATTGCCGCCCCGGCCAAGCTGAATGTTGACTGACTCCCTTTGCAGATTTTGAACAGCCCCGGTCAGGTCCCCTATATTCATGCCTGTCTGTGCTGCCATCGCTCCTAATCGCTGAATTGTACCGGATGATAGGCCGGTGAGGGCTTGAACCTTATCGACCTGCACAGCGGCGTCTGATGCGCTTTTAACGAAATAAACAAGGGCGCTGGCCGTTGCAGCTATCTGAAATTTCACATTTGAGAGGATTTGACCGAATTGGCCCATTTTTGAGGCCATGGTATCAGAAATCTTAATGCCCTGTTGGCGTGTTGAATTAGCGTCAGCTTCAACATTTGTTAGATTAGTGACCTGTTTTTCAAAATTCTTTACGACATCTTTACCAACCGATTTGAACCCAAGAGCGAAAATTAATTCACCAATATTCATTTTTTTGTTCCTATCAAATAAACCTGATGCTCATACTTATTCTTAAAGATCAGGTAGTCGTAAGCATCACAAATTAAATCCACCCGCTCATTCATTAAAACTTCTGGAGACCCGAAGCCCGCAGAGGCTAGCTCCATGACCATGAATTTATGCGTTTCCATCTTGATATCGATTTTAGGGGATTCTTGCCGGGAGCTATCGACTATTTCGCTTTGAAAAGAGAAACTAGACTTTTGAAAAAAGGGGATATATTCTCCCAAATCACATGATAACAGCACATAATAAAATCTTGTCTAGATTCCTTTTTTTCAAAGGTATCTGCATCAATTTTAAGGCCATTATAAGTGCATTTTTTAAAGCAGGTTTTAGCTGCTTCTAACAGCTCCTCGCTTGCAAGAATTGCACATAATGGTGTCTTAAAATTAAGCATGTCTTCAGCCGAAGGCGCTTCAAATGAGATTCCCTTAAAATCATTCACATCAAGTTTTTTAAGTTCCTTCAGAACAATTCTCGATACCGCCCAAGCTTCCCAAAAAGGTAGCAGGGTGATATCAAGTACAGCCCCAGTTTCAAGAGTTATTTTTTGCATTAGGAAATAGCCCTATCACTGTTCGAGAATACCCAAGTGTAAACCGAGATTGCTTGCTCGGCATCACCTTCCACATTGGATACAACCTCTACTTGTTTAGTTGGAATCCCACCCGTCAGAACGTAGGTGTCTGATGCGACTTTTCCCGCACCATCACCGATCTTTTTAGCCAGTTCTGCATTCTGAAGAACGTAGCCGGTTGAGTTAGACCGATATGAAGTAAGAAGGCTTTGAAGGGCCTTATCATCACCACTACCTCTGATGACTTTCACTTCTAATTCAGCTTGGAAGCCCGATGCATTTTGGACAAAAATTGCATTACCATTCTTGCCTGTCGTGACGGTCGCAAGCTCATTTGGAAATGATATTTTTGCGACTTCACCCTTGCCAAAGTCTGACAGGATTCTTTCACCGATTTTTATTGTGTCGCTACCAAATAAAGAAAATGTACCCATATTAAAAACCCTCTCGGTTATTTGTTGATGTTAACTATGACATCTGTTGAATGGATTGCTCCAGCGTACTTGATCGCAATTTGCACAACAGGGGCTTCTCTTGCTGCCCGATCCGCAACAGCTTGAAGGGCGACTGGCTGAGAGTAAATATAAAAGCCAAAGTCTGTTATGTTGCGCTTGAAATCTTCGGGATCACCAAAGGTATCGCTTCCTGTCCACGATCCGGGAGCTATGAAGCGGTTAGATACCGCCTGAGAACATATCCTGCGGTATGCAGCCTTGAGGCCGTCCATGCCTTGCTCAGTTTGCGGGATCTTTGTACCTGTCTGGCGCAAGTAGTTAAATCCCGCAACCTCAAGGGCTCCCACGAACCAATCAAGGTTATAAACATCATCATAAAACTCATTTGCACCGTGACATATTACGCAAGCCTGACCTGCGATATTCGCATAAACATCAGCCCCCACCGTCTTAGCAGAATTGAGGATTGTTTGAGTCAGGCCAGTATCGGACGATACGCCAGCAAGGGTTTTAAGATGAAGCGTTGATGTAGTGTTGATGGCTGAGAAATTTGTACTCATTCCTCTCGATGCATAAGCCCATTTAAATTTATCAAGCTCATCCGCTACCGTATGATGGAGAACCCTTGTATGCTCCAATGATCGGTCTTTGGCTTCATATGCAAGACCACCTGCTGAAAAAGAGCCTACAGCGCTATCAGCAAGAAATAAAAGTTTACCTTCTGATTCTGCTGTTGCAGCGCCTCTTAGGGCTTCAAGGTTGACGCCTGTTGCACCGGTATAACCTGTAGGGCCTGCTGTCCCGAGTGAATATGTTGCTGAACACCCACCAAAATAAATGAGGCCCGATGCTCTTACAATCGCTTGTTCTAAGACCTCATCGGTTAGCATGGGAATTACGATAAATAGACCGCCACCGGTTAGGATATTGGGAGACTGAGAAAATACCGCAACAGCGGCCTCATATACGGCTGAAGTCGTTCCCCATGCTGTGGCCACTTCTGATGC